CCAATAATTTCGCAGATAGCTTGCCCTAGTTCGTCGGTGTATTCTACTCGTTCACTCATGCCTTTTGAATGCGTTAAATCGCGTGAATGGTCAACTTTTTAGGCGTTTTCGGATTTGGTTGGCTCTTCAAACTTAATGACTTCGCAGAGGTCTAGTAGCCGCTGCAAAAGCGGGTCCGCGCGCAGGTTTCGGCGGTCATGGCGTCCGGTAATTTGCTGGGCCGAAAGGTTGGTTGAAACAATGAGCGGCAACCCGTGCTCGCGTCGAATGTCTAAAAATCGGAAAAACCACGACTGCGCCCACTCCTCTTGCGACTTCTGGACGGCCTCTTGCCCTAGGTCATCTAGGATGAAAATGGGGCGCATGGCGATGGATCGGACCCACCCCGAGGCGTCATCCCGCCCGTATTTTACCTGCGAGCCGAGCGCTGCAAAGAAGTCGGCAGCGTTGAAATAGCGAATGTCTCGCCCCTCTTCGCAGGCAAGTCGGCGGTAAAGGGCTGTGATTGCGCGCGTTTTCCCTAGTCCGGTAGGTCCAGATGCGAGAATCCCACGTTTTCCGAATTTCCAAGCCTTGATGCGTTCGATTTGGGCGCGATTCTTGACCATAGACGGATGATCCCAGTCCGTGGCGATGTATTCGCCGCCAATATCGGCAGCAAAGCGGTTTGTGGCGTCTTGGCGGCGTGCGTCGGCGATCAGGCGGGCCGTGACCGCTTCGTGGTCCATTCGGGGCGCTATGGCGATTTGAGCGGGGTCCACGCCCCATGCTTGCGCGAAAGCCGACGCCAGCTCGCCGAGCGGAACCGTGGCCTCTGATCGGCTAGAATGCGTTTCCATGTTTTAGGGGCGGTTGAGCGTCGAATCCGTGGAATCCTAGCGGCTGGCAGTCACATGCTGGCCAATGTTTCATGAGTGCTTCTGGCGTGATTACGGCCCCGTTGAAGTGGTTTCTGTAGTTGTGCGCTCGTCGCTGAATTTCAGCAACGGTGAGATCTGGGCATACGGCTTTGATTTCGCGTAGGCATCGCTGAACGGCTGACCAGCGTGATGGCGGGATTTCCTTCGGGTCGCCGCCTCCGATCGTCGCAAGGGCGTCCAAAAGCTCATTGCGAGCCCTTGGCGTTTTTTCTTCCGGCGCGGAAGCGGAGGGGGTTGGCGGGATGGTATTCCCTTCTCCTTCCTTTCCCTTCTCCTTCCTTTCCGCATTAACGGTTGCGATTGGCGTTTCCTTAGCAGGTGGCATAGCGGGCGGAATAGACCAACGTTTATTTGCGCCTATGGCTCCTGCTACTCTGGACGCCTTCACTTGTTCCTGCTTGGTAACGTTATAACCGAAAATAATAACGTTATCTCCTTCAATTTGGAGCAGTCGTGATGCTGACTTTATCTCACGCAAAGTCACTCCTGCTGCTTGTTGCCATTGCCGGTCTTTCCACATCGCCGCACCATCCAAGACGCCTCCGCACTCAATGGTGGCGGCATATGCATGGACACTCAGCCATGTTCCGCGCTCGGCTGGCGATGATCCAACGTATTCGGGTGAACGCAGCGTTTTTGAAATATCTAGGTTAAGCCAATTCATCGGGACTCCTCCCGCTTAACCGGCGGCACGCTAGGCCGCTGTTGCTGTGCGCCATTGGGGTTTGTGCGCACGACTTCGCCGGACGCCCACACGGTCGTTACTTGCCCGCGTGGTTCGTCGTCTTCGTCTTTTCCGTAAGATGCGCTGACTAGGTTAGGGAATTTTGATGCGGGGTTCATTTTGCAAAGAGATCCGATTGTGCGGTAAGGTTATGAAGGTTTGCGCAGGCCTGTTCGGCATAGCTCTTTTTAAGCTCACTTCCGACGAATTTACGGCCAAGTGATAGTGCGCCATAGCCTTCGCTTCCGATCCCCGTAAACGGCGAGTAAATCAAGTCGCCGGGGTTGCTCCAAAGCTCAACCGCACGCTCGATTACGTCGAGTTGCAAAGGGCAGATATGGCGCTCGTCGGCTGAATCGCGAGCGCACTCGCCATTGAGAACGCGGCATTGATCGACGGTCATCCAAACAGGCGAAGCGACCTCTTGCCACCATGATACGGGGTATTTGCTGCCGTCCTTAGTGACTGGCGTTACGCATTCACCGGGGGCTCGGAAAACAAGCAAATAGTCGGCGCATCCAACGCGAGAGTCCGAAGAGTCAGATCGGAGTGTTTTGTGAAGCAGCCCATGCGCTTTCGTGCGCTGCATTTCCGTGACGGGCGATTTCCAGATGCAAATGCGGGAATGAAACAGGAATCCGTGACGCCAGAAAGCGCGAATGATTTCTCCGCTGAAATCCTGAAACTCAATCTTGCCATGCTTCCACTTGGTCGAAAGCAAGTCCACGCAGTGAACGGCAACCTCGCGCCCCGGTTGCATGATGCGTTTGATTTCTTCGATCAGGTGATCAAAATGAATCATGAACTCGGCCATGCTTCCGCAATTCCCCATGTCTTGCGGGTCGTTTGAATACGTGAAGAGATCAGCGAATGGCGGACTAAACACAGAGAATCCGATTGAGTTATCGGGAATTGTTTTTGCGACACGGACGCAATCGCCATGGTGGACTGTCCATCCGTCGCCCGTAGTAGTAGTTATATCAATCTTTGCATCGATGGTTTCAGCGGTTGCAAATCGGAGTTCGTTAGCTGCGAGTTTCATATTTTCCTGCATGGTTTTGTGTTTTTCAATCTTTGTTTCAATGGCGCGAATGATTGCGCCTTCAGTCTGAGCTTGAATGATATAAGCGTTTACCTCGCGCTTTTGGCCAAATCTATAAGACCGGCGCAACGCTTGATAAAAATCCTCGAAAGAATAGGATAGGCCTACAAATGCCACGTTCCGGCAGTGCTGTAGGTTGAGTCCCATTCCGCAAATCGAAGGCTTACTAATTAAAACGCGCACGTCTCCGTTTATAAAATCGGTAATAGCCTTCTGTTTGTGTTCAATCGTATCAGATCCGCGAACCTCAACGGCATCTAGGAGCTTTTCACATAGTGCGTCGGCTTCGTCGTTCGTATTGCACCAAACAAGCCAAGGCTCTTTCGATTTATTCACCAATTGAGCAACAGCATCGGAGCGAGCGCCAGACGTTAAACGCATCTCTCGGTGCATCGTCGTAGCCGAAAGCGTGGAGATGCGGAACAGGTCATCGCCGGTATCGTTTGATTCGTCCACATGGACGGTAATCGTCTCCATTTTCAGCGCAGGCAAAACGTAGCCATCATCAGGAAATCCAATGTCCGACGGCTTGCTGATGCACGCGGCCCAGCTTGCGAGCCAACGCCAAAACTCTTTCTCGGCGTGCTTCTTTAATCGCCAATCGCCCGTGTTGAACGTGTCGTTAATGAAATACGTGCAGAGCATTTGAGCGGGCGAGCAGATGCCGAGAAAGTCGGCGTGCTGGCCTAGCTCGGTGTAATCATTGGGCGACGGCGTAGCGGTGCAGCAAAGGCGGTATGGTGTGTTTGAAAAGGCATCAGTGAGCGCCTTTCGAGTTTTTCCTGTGAACGCCTTAAGTATAGAACTTTCATCGAGAACGACGCCCGCAAAATCCTCGCATCGGAAGTGATCGAGTTTCTCGTAGTTCGTGATCCATACGCCTGCGCAGTCAATGTCATCGTGCGATGCTGCGACCACGGCAGGAATGCCAAACTTTACGGCTTCGCGTGCGGTTTGTTGCGCGACGGCAAGCGGCGTGAGAATGAGAACGCTTCCGCCCGTGTGCATATGGACCTGATGAGCCCATTCCAATTGCTGCGCAGTCTTGCCGAGTCCGCAGTCTTCAAAAAGTGCGGCGCGTCCTTTCCGGACGGCCCACTCAACTATCTGCTTTTGCCAAGGGAAAAGAGGCGCGGTAATCGGCAAAGGCTCAAATCCATGATTCGTCGCATAACGCTTTTTTGAGGCGATGAATTCGTCGTATTTATCCATAAAAAAACAAAGCCCTGTTGTGCCTCCCAAGTGGAAATTGGATACCCCGCGCAAGAGCACGCAGGTTGAGAGGCACAACAGGGACTTGAATTGTGAAACATGGCTCTTGAAACAATCGGCAGGCTTTCCACGGCTAACCGATGCGCCATTGATACGGCCCGACGCGCCCACGTCAAGCGATTTCCGAAAATAGCGAAAGAAAAAGCCGCTCCGGTTAAAGAGCGGCTGATCGGTGTTGAGTCACTGAGCGCGAGCAAACCACTTGGCCGGACCTTGCTTACCGCCGCCTTTGAAATAGGCGTATCCCCTGCTTTGAAGGACCATAGGGCTGCACGCATTGGGGCATCCCGCCCTGATTTGCTCCGAGGTTGATCCGGGGTGATCTATCAGGAATCGCCGAGTTTCCTTCATTGCCAGAACCTGCTTGGACTGAAACGACGCGCGCCCCTTTCGGCAATCTAGCTGCGCGTCGGTTAGCTCGTGGTTTTCTTTCATCGGCGATTCCATGGCGAAATTACACGATCCCCACGCCCGCCAACTGCGCCTTAGTTCGATCCAGCAGCGACGCACCGCGATTCTTCGGGATGGAAACGCGCATGGGCGAAGGATGGAGCGTGACGACTTCGCGGACGATTGACACGCGAGCGACGCCTTCAGGGAACCGCGCCATGAACAGCGGATTTTTCGAGATAAGGGCGTTGCGCACGGCCTTTTTCAGGAAATCGCGCACGGGGGCGACTTCTTCACGCTTCGGGCCATTCGTGCCGAACGAGCGGACACGCTTTAGTTCTGCGCTTCGCTGGGCCTTGGTCTTTCCTTTCCACTTAGCGTAACCGCCCTTTGCGCAGTCGGCTTTTTTCTTATCGGGAATCTGGGTTTCAGTTTCGTTCATTGGGTGAAATTGGTTACAGGTCGAATGGATGTGCCGCAACCTTTGCACGTCAAACAAAATTAGTTTGGCAGGCGTAAGATTTTTCTTGTGTTTCGCGTAACGTGCTGGCGTGATGGTCGGGCAATCTCTAAAAATCATGTCCACCACCACCTCGCTAGAACTCGAAATCATTCCCGCCGAAGTTAAGTCCGCCGTGACTGAACTGAGCGCGCCCGCCGATAAGGCATTGGCTATATTCGCGCCGTTCAAAGGTCCGTTTGAAGCTGCGGCTGAGCTGCTTCTCAAGGAAGCGGCAGCGTCCGACTCTCCGACTGCCCGACGCCTGCGCCTTGATATGGTCAAGGCTCGCTCTGCTATCGGTGCTGTCAAGAAGTCCGCCAAGGCCGATGTGCTCTTGGTCGGTAACCTGATCGACTGGTATTACAGCAAAGGCGTGGCACAGCTTGAAGAGTCCGAGGCGCGTCTTGAAGCCATTGAGAAGGCCGCTGAACGTGCCGAGGCCGCGCGCAAGCTCAAGTTGGCAACTGAGCGCGGTGAACAGCTCAAGGCTTACGGCGTTGACCCTGCGTTTTATTCGCTGGGAGAAATGGCCGACGAGGGATTTGCTGCGCTGCTTAACGGCTCGCGACTAGCCCACGAAGCCAAGGTTGCCGCTGCCGCCAAAGCCGAGGCTGAACGCATCGAAGCCGCCCGCGTAGCCGAAGAGGCGCGCATTGCGAAAGAGAATGCGGATGCCGAAGAACGTGCCCGCATAGCTGCCGAAAACGCCCGCTTAAAGGCCGAGCGTGAAGAATCCGACCGTATCGCCAAGATCGAACGCGAAAAGGCTGCTGCCGCGCTTGCCGCTGCCGAGGAATCGGCCCGCGTAGAGCGCGAGCGGGTCGCCAAGGAAAAGGCCGAAGCCGAGAAAGCTGCCGCTGAAAAGCTGGCGGCACAGGAAGCGCATGCAAAGGCCGAGCGAGATGCTATCGAAGCCAAGGCGAAAGCCGAACGCGAAGCGGCTGCGGAGGTCGCCCGTGTGGAGCGTGAAAAACGCGAGGCGCTTGAGCGTGCCGAACGTGAGCGCGTCGCCGCTGAACAGAAACGCCAGAAGGACGAGGCCGACGCGCTTGCCCGTGCCGCTGCCGCTCCTGACCGCGAAAAGCTGTTTGCCCTCGCCGCACTGGCCGAGACGATGGAAGTGCCTGAAATGTCCACGAAGGCGGGCAAAGTCGCCGCGTCACTCGTTCGTCAGTATATTTTTGAACTGTCCGCCAACATCCGCACCGCTGCTGAAAAACTCTAATTTTGGTTAGGGCGGTCGTAATAGGCAGTAAGCTCGCGGGCTGTCTCGGCGCTAGCATCAATGCCACACTTGCGGGCTTCTTGGCGGACGTGCGCATGATATGCAGCGCGCTCCTCGGCGTTAAGTTCGTGATACATTTTGCGGGCAGTTATGGCTTCCATGCCCATGACCATTTCAGAGCGTGGGCAGCACGTCAAGCGATTATTTGAAAACAAATCAGGCGTCAACCAGCGCCCCCAGCTCACGCAGTTGCCAAGGCTTTAAACGAAGAGGATGACACCCCATGCGAGACGAAGGCCACACGCCGGACTCGTGGCATTGGCGAAGCGTGGCTAGATCGCGGTGAACCATGCGCGCACCGATAGCTAAGTCCTCCGCGTCCGGCTTGCGCACTTCGCAACGCACCG